AGGTAGCTTTGCTTGGGATGGCAGGGAATTACGACAAGCTTACAGCAGCGCTAAATGGCACGAACAAAGCACGAGAGGTTTCTGAAAGTATAACAGAGGACGAGACATCTGCTATAGAAGCTAATAACTTGGCAGTTGAAGAAATGGTCTTGGGGTTTGATAAAAAGTTTGCTGGGCTAAGAGCGCAATTAGGGACTACAAGAGAAACATTAGCAGTAGATACTTCTGAGGAAAAGCAAGAAATTGAGGTTGGCACCAAGTATGATGCACTTCTCGATAATTTACAAAGCTATTACGACGAAAAGCTTATAGTAGTAGGAGAAAACGAAAGCAAGGTTCTTGCGCTTACATCTTCCTATGAAGACCTAAAGGCTGAGTTGTTGTTGACAAAAAACGAAGAACTGGCTGTGGTGTCCGCTGCTCAAGAAGAATCTATTTTAGAGGCTTCTGCAGAAATGTTCGACGCACATTACGGGAGCCTTGTCAGTGTTGTTGGCTCTTCCCTCGAAAAATTTACTGATAAAATTGCTTCTAGCTCTTTTGATATAAAGGCAGCCTTTAAAGAATTAGTAGACTCTTTGATCCAGGATTTAGTTAGGTTGGCGTTGAAACAAGTCGTTGTCGACAATCTTATGGGCGGTTTTGAGTCTATGCTAGGGAAACCTGGAGGAGATAGCGGAGGTGGGTTCCTAGGAGGGCTCCTAGGAGGATTGGTTGGAGGAGCTAAATCGATGTTAGGTTTCGCCGAAGGTGGAGTTATAAATGAACCAGTAGTCGGAGTCGGGACTAAAAGTGGTTCTGGATACACAATAGGCGAGGAAGGCCCAGAAGCTATAGTGCCTTTGAAAAATGCGGGTGGTGGCAACGTAAAAAATGCGGGTGGTGGCGGCAACGTCGTGAACATAAACATAAGCGCTGTAGACAGCAAGAGCCTGACTGAACTTATGGCTAACAACCCTGGTGCGATTACTGGTCCTATAGTCAACGCATTAAATAATGGAGACAGGGGCTTGTCAATGGCATTAAAGGGAGCTGTAGTTTAGCTTTTTATTTTAAGAGGTGAAATGTCTTTAAAAATATATCCAGATATTACTTCTGATTCGCCAGCTGCAGTACCTTTGCAATGGAGTCAAAGCCAGCTTATACTAAGCTCGGAATTTGAAACAGGAAGAGAGCAGCGCAGGTTGGTATGGGACTCACCTCGTAGGTCTGTCTCCCTTGATTACAAATACACTTCTTTAGAAAACGCTGACAAGATATATAATTTTTATAGCAGCGTCAACGGTCCATTAGAGTCATTTTTGTTCTTTTTCCCGACTGGTAACGCTTATGTCGATGAGAAAGTTGGGACTGCTAACGGCGGAGAGAGAACCATATATCTTCCTTCTATGGGAGCCACTGACTATACACTTAGATTAGGGTCGATCCCTTTAACTCCCGGAGTTAATTATAACTTAGTACCGAACCCTGGACCAGGGCTCGGGTCAGACTATGCTAATATGATTATGTCTGTAGAGGAGGGGGATAAGTTCTTTTGGTCGTTCAAAGGCAATCTAAAGATAAAAGCTAGATTCGACGAAGGTTCTATTGATTCGTCAGTGATAAGCAGCTACTGGTATTCTTTTTCAACGAATATTATACAACTACAACATGAGGTTAATTCAGGATGAGAACTATTGACCCGATAGTCATTGAGAACCTCAAGGCGGAATTTTACAGACCAGCGGTGTTGATGACCATGAATATATCAGGCGATATATTGAGGTACACAACATGGCAAACACCAATCATGGTAGGGGGTTTTAAGTACGTACCTCTGGGCATGAGTTTCAATGCTATAAGATACGGAATCGGGGCTATAGTCGACACTGTAGACATAAAGATAGATGACGTTAACAAAAATATGTATAATTTGTTGTCACCTCTTTCAAACGATAACATGGCCTTAGAGCTTTCGCTTGCAGTTTTAGACAGATATGAAACCGTACTAGGGACTACTGACCTATTCAAGGGGTCAATAAGCGGGTGGGCATATTCACCCGGAGCAACTTCTATAAAAGGAGTTTCTATTTTTGAGCAGTGGGGACGTGTTTCTGTTAACCTTTTTTCGTCTAGTTGCAGATGGACTGTTTTTGGGGGTGCTGAATGCACGTACTCTGTATCGCCAGGCAATGTCTGTGACAGGACATATACTACGTGCCAAGGTTTCAACAACACTGCTAATTTTGGAGGATTCAGATGGACTCCTACTCTAATTGACAAAACTTTAGACCCTAAAGGCATTCCTGTTCCTCCTGTTGATCCTGCGCCTATCCCGAGAGGAGTCATTAGATAACATGTGCGAGAAAATTAGACTATTGAATGTTATCAATGAGTTGCACCCAAAGCCATATAAGCTTGGAGGCAATATTGACGACGACAAATGTTTATCATTAGACTGTATGGTTCTTATAGATCAATATTTATACTTGATAAGCGGTCATAGGCTCCCAAGGAAAATATTAGGAGTAGATTATACCGATTATCGTGAGGAATATGAGAAAGATGCTGAAAGGCTTACTACAATTTTCTTGGGCTTACTTAGGGTTGAGTTCAAGGTCTTCTACAGATGGGAAATAGTAGCGGGTGATGTCGTTTGGATAGAGCATAAAGGTGAGAGGTTCCCTGGGATTTTTGTTGGAAATAACTCTTTGTTAACATGTTTCAAAGACACAGGGACAACCTTTATTAGCATGGCAGATTTATATAACTCTATAAGATGGGTATTCAGATGGGTTCTTCACTAGGGAGTGTTGCGAAGTTAGCTTTGTCGGTCGCTGCAATAGCAGCAGCCAGTGCTTTTGGGTTGGGTCCTATAGCTACCGCTCTTATCACTGGAGGGGCAGCTGTCGCTGGTAGTTTTGTAGCCAGTGAGCTTTTGCCTGCTGGGGACACGTCTAATAATGCTGATTCTATACGATACAATTCTAGGACGACACAAAAAGTATTGCCAGTAGTATATGGAGAGAGAATTATAGGCAGTAACGATGTTTTTATAGAGTTTATTAAGAGTGGAAAAAAAACGTCAGACCTGTGGATAGTTCATGCTATAGCAGAAGGTGTATGCGAAGGGGTTGCGAAAGACAATGATGAAAACGACTTAATTTCGCTTGATGGGAAGCTGGTGTCAGAATATGAGGAGGGGCTGATCGAATACTGGTTCTATAACGGGACACAGTCTCAGGTCTACAATGAAGAATTAAATGCTGTTTTCCCAGACTGGACGGATAACCTCAGAAACACTTGTTACATCGTTTTTAAAATAAAGTTTGAAAAACAAGTTTTTTCTGCCATCCCAAGACGAGAAATCGTATTGAAGGGCTTGAAACTCCATGATTTCAGAGCTCCTAGCGCTCAGAATGCTTGGTCTACCAACCCAGCACTAGTTTTGTACGACTACATTACAAACACAAGATACGGGTTGGGATGGGAAGCTTCTATTATCGACATAGGTACGTGGGTAGCAGCAGCTAATTATTGCGATTTGATTGTCCCAAGCAGAGGCACTAAAAAATGGATGGTTAACTATGCCATAACCACCATGATGAAGTCACAATCTGTTATAGACTTATTGCTAGGACATTTTAGGGGGAATATCTCTTGGTACGATGGGAAATTGTTTTTACATTATGCCGACTTGAATTATGAAGTTCCTGTATTTTCTGTAGAGGATTCTATGATTATGAGATCTGGCGATGGGAAAGCACTTGTAAGTGTCACTCAGCCCAGCAGACACTCTACACCAGATGGTGTCTTGGTAAAGTACGTAAGCAAAAAAAACAATTGGAGTGCCGATGATGTACATGTCGGAGAGAAAGAGGGACAGATTAAACCTATCTCCTTCCCTGGTTTCACTGATAGAAATTTAGCTCTAGAGATGGGGCTTTATACTTTGGAACGTGATAGGCTCAACAGAAGCTATTCGTTGACTCTGCGTCCTGATACTATTCAACTAGACATTGGTGATTTGATTACAATAACTTCTACTGAATTGGAGCTTACTTCTCAACTAGC